ACCATAATAATCTTTAAAAACTCCTGGGTGGTGTGTAAGTGCAAGTTTAAAATACTTAGGTCCTAAAATACCGTATGCTCTTTTTTCAAAATCATTATAGTTAATTGAATCAACTACTGCTTTTTTAAACATATCATTCTCCAACCATGAAGGTATTTCAGCTTCATTTAAATCTGGGCCTGCTGGTTTATCTCCTATTTTTCCATCTTCTCCATAACCACAAGTACCTTCATCTAAACTATCTTGGGAAAATTGAACTACATTATTTCCATCATTCCAAACAATTTCATATTCATACCCTCTATCAGTTTCTTTAACTTTTCTAACTACACCATCTTCTATTTTATGTTTTTTAGAAGTTACTTTATCACCTACTTTATATTTAGGTTTTTCTTTAGATTCATTAACAGGTTTAACATCACCACTTGTAGCTAAAATCATTCGTGCTTTTGTAGCACCATTTCCTTTATCATAAGATACAGATACAAAATCTCTACCATTATATTCTTTAGTAGCCGTTACTACAGCTGGGTGTCCAAGATAAGTTACTTTATCTCCAACTTTAAATTCTTCATTTAATGAATCTTCATTTAAACTTTTTAGACCATATTTGTATCCATTCCAACTAAATTTAGATTTTCGATCCATATTTTCAAAATCATCAGACACAGCAAATATTTCAACTGTCCCATTTTCCTTATCTACAATATCAATATCTTCTACATCAAACATTTGTTCTAGATTACGAGCTATTTCTTCTGCTCTTCTCATGGCTTCTTGTGAACTTAATCTTCTAATTTGACCCGCCATTGTTTCTTTACCTAAAGCAATACTCACACCTGGTCCTGTATCATAATCTATTCTAACAAATAAAAAATTACCAAAATTGTTATCAAAAACAAATCTAGGTTGGGATACTTTTACATATGAATCTTCATTTTTTTCAAACTTATCTTCTCTTATAATTTTATCTCCTTTAACTGAAGAAAATGGTACTTGAATCATAGTATCATCATCGAATTCAATATTAAATGCATTTTTCCAATCTAATTTTTGAATTACTTTTCCTGCTCTGCCATCTTTGTATAATGTGTCTCCTACTTTAGTTGGGTGTCCATGATCAACAAAACTAAATCGTGCCATACTACGACCTTCATTAACTGATTCATACATTCTTAAATCATCTAATTCAGATTTTATTGCCGCCATTCTATCATCCATATCATTAAGTATACTACCATAGTCATCTGCTATTGGACCTCCTTCTGGTTCAGCTTCTTGTTCCATATTTCTAAGAACATCTTCTCTTTCATCTTCAAGGTCTGCAAGTTCTTGTTTTAAGTCTATTTCAGCACTTAATTTATCCATAAATGAAGAACCATATTTTTTATCTAATGCGGCTTGTTTAGCTTTTTCATCAGCTTCAATTTTATCTCTTTTCATTTGAGCTGCTCTTGCTTTAACTAAAACAGGATCATTCATATCTTCTCCTATTTCTCTTTCATTAATTGGTCTACCTTTTTCATCCTTTCTATAATCAATCTCTTTATCTAATTCAGTATCAATTGTATAGGGTTTCCCATTTAAGTCAACATGCTTTTGAATCCTCCAAACTGCGGATTTTTTAACACCACTATTAACTAAAGCTTCTTCTTTTTTAATTGCTTCTCTTTTAGACATAAATCCAGACTTAGCTGTTTCACCATCTTGAGTTGTGTATTTAACATAATATTGAGGAGTGCCTTCTATTCCTTCATCAATTGGCTTATTTGGGTTAAGTGTTATTTCATCAGGAGACATACCTTGAGCAATAGCATCATCATACTTTGCTTTAACCATACCAAAATACTTAACGACTTGTTCTTCAGATTGGTTTAATTCTTCACCTCTATCTGCTTTATCTAAAGCTCTTTGAAAGAAAGCAAATTGGTCCTCATCTAATGCATCCTGGAATTTTGCCATTAAATTTTCATCAATTGAATTTTCATTTAAGGGATTTCCTAAATAAGCTTCTTTAATTAATTTTTTGAAATTTTTCATAGATTTTATTATATAGTATAAATATGTTACTCTTTTATTCTAATTGTAATGTCATGCGGAGCTGTTTCATCTCCCCCAAAATAAGGATATAAATAATATTTTTTATAGTTAGACCCACATGATCTAGGGGTTTCTTTTGTTACACCATTAACTGAGATGGCATATTTGTCTTCGTCTAATTCAATGGTACAATTAATGATTTCATTGAGTTCAACTGTGGTAATTTTACCAAATGAAAATTCTCCAAATTGATGTTTAAACCAATGCAATTCTAAACTATCATTGTACCATCTCCAACCAATTCTAATTGAAGATTTTAAATGATGTTCACCACAATCGCTTATCCCATATAACTTATTTATGTCTGCTTGATTAACCGGGTCTACGGTTTGATATATGGCGGATTCATTAAATATAACTTGAAAATCAAGGGTGTGACTCCAATCTCTTTTAACTCTAACTCCTGAACGATGATTACCTTTTTTTATAGTATATATTTTGAAACCATTTTCATCAATTTTTCTACATCCCAAAAAGGCTAAAAATATTAAAAGGTATTTTTTCATTGTTAATTGTCTGTTGAAAATTCAATAATTTCAGCTTCTTCAACCACTTCACAAAATATATAGTGGGTTTTATCTTTTAAAACATGGTTTGAACCTAAAAAATCTCTAAAATCTTTTACTTGGTTTTGATCATTAAATCTTTCAACCCTAATTTTCCTTAAGATTTTATATAAATTTCCTTGGTGATGGTACAACTGATTAAACATTGAATTAATATAGAATAAATATATTAAAATTCCAAATTTATTTCTAAATTATCCTAAAATTGATCTAAATCCCTATCCATTCTAGATTCTAAGGGATCAAGTTTTTTTGATTTTTCAAATTGGTTAACTAAATCTCTTGATAATAACTTACAAGCTAAAAATCCTACCATTAACATTAAAATAGCAATAGGAGTGGAATAGTAACTAAAAATTATAATATTGTAATTCCACAGACCATGAAAACAACAAGCTGTAAGTAATCCCATACCTGCATATAATATTGATTTAAGTCTAGGTCTTGAGCTTAAATAAATTGCAGATATAGTTCGTTCTTTAAATTTTGATTTTTTTATTTTACTTACTCCTATCCAATACCCTAATAATAAACCACAGATCATATGAACCAGTACAGCACCAAAAGTTCTATATTTTAACACTTCAAACCCAAATCTAGCTATGTAATTAATATTTTCTATAAGAGCAAATCCTAACCCTATCATACCCATATAAAACATACAAGTTATAGGATGTTTGATTAATTTATTACTTAATCCCTTATATATAATTAAAAACATTAAAAATTTTGAAATTTCTTCTTTAGGGGCAGTAACCCAAAATTGTTGCCAAAAGGGGTCACAAATGTACAACCCATTCCAATAAGGAGTAAGAAAGGATAATGTATCTAATATTACTACTGAGAATAATCCTCCTATAACAAAACTTAATGATTTTTTTAATGATAAAGATTTATATGGGGATGATACATAAATTATCCAAGCATATAATAAAGGGGGGAAAGCTAATACTAATAAACCAACTAAGTTAAATCCTAATACCATAAATTTAAGTTTTAATAAGGTTAATAATTGCAATTACTCTTATTAAAAAAAACGTATTAAAGATAAAACTAGTGTATGGTTATAAATATATTAATTTTTCCAAAAAACTTGAATTGATATTAAAGCTATTGAGATAAGTAATGAAATTATGGTTTTTGTTGAAAGTCCCTCACCAAATAACCAACTTACCATAATAGCATATATTATTACCCCAACTCCAAAACCAATAAACCTAGCAGGCCATAGCAAGCCCTCAGTACCCGTAACTGTGTATTTAGTACCCCATATATAGAAAAATGAAAGAATAAAGCCAAATGCAGCTATTACCCATTCATTATTTTTAAACCATTCCCATTTAAACTGACCATTTAATTGTAAAAATGCTCCTATATGTCCCAAAGCAAAAAATAATATTCCATATAGTAAATTTAAATTCATAAGTTGGTTGCTCCTTCAAACATATTATTTTGAATTTTTTCTCTTCTAAGTTCTATTACTTTTTGAATAAAATATAAATCCTTATCACTACAATTTGAGACATATTCACATACCTCATCTATATTTAATTTTCCCATCTTTAATTTTAAAATGTTACTTTATTTGCTAATATTTCTAAAACTTCCTTAGCCATACTAGGATATCCCTCTTCAAGAAACTCTATGGCTCTCATTATTTCTTTGTATAATTCTTCTTTATTCATAATCTTCAGATAGTTTTTTAATTATTAACTCAATATTATTTCCATCAAATTTGACCCCAACTACCTCTTCTTTTTCTTCAATTTTTCTGATGAATTTATTTAATTCAAAGGATCTAAATATTAAACCACCTTTGGCTTCTCCTTCCCATTGATCTTTCCAGAATACTTGTTCTTCAAACATAATTTTAATTTTTATGATCCTAATAATAGGTTGTTATTTTCTAATCCGACTTTCCAAAACCTCATTAACCATAGTTTTCTAGTTTTACCTTCAATTATGGTTTCATCATCAAATGAATCTTTTTCCATTGAATAAGCAGCAACCATAGCGATACCCATATCAAAATAATCTCGAGCATCATCCATTTTACCTTCTTTAACTGCTAATTGGCCTTTTTCCCATGCTTTAGTGATGGGGAACTTTGTGACTTTAGTGTCTATTAACATAACTTTTATTTTTTATTTATGGCGTAAATATACGAAGGCTCCCTGTGGGAGCCAAATGTATTATTATTTTTCTTGTAAAAAATTTATGAAGGGACATCAGATACCCTACTAGCAAGAGTCATATTTCCTTGACTAGACATATCAAAATTTGCACCACCAGTAAAGCTATTGGATATGGTCCATGTATTAACTCCGTTCCAATTATCTCCTGTACCATCTCCTCCAATTTGCCACCAAGCAACCCCATTTGCAGATTTAGTATGGGTATTTAAATCTTTGGGGGCTCCTCCATTAAATAATTCATTAATATCATTTTGATCAAATTCAGTATTCCATAATGAACAATTTTGTAAAGAGCCTGAGTAGGCTTGGATTGAACCTATTGTACTTGAATCATTAGCTCCTATTCTAACCTCAGCGGTTGTATTTTGGCCGATAGTTGCTATACCTATATTTGTTGTAGTTTCTAAAACACTGTTAACATATATTTTACCTGTTCCATTTTTGAATGTTCCTGCTAAGTGAGTCCAAGTATTATCTACTGGAGTTGAAGTGCTTCTAATTCTATAAACCCCAGATCCAGGACCAGTTGAGTTTCTTAATTCAAAATTCCATTTACCACTACCAATATCATCATGATACATTAAAAACCCGTTACCACCTGTAGCATTATCAAATATTTTACTATCGTCAGGTGGGTCTGCTATGTAAGCTTTTACCCAAATAGAAAGAGTGAAATCATCAGTTAGGTTTAAAGCTGGTGTATTAGCTCTACTGAAAAATTCTTTATCAGCAACACCTGCTCCAGTTTGATCAAGGAAAAAGGAATATTGGTTATTATATCCTGCGGGTGGGGTTGATCCTCCTGGAACTTCTGGTAATGGGGTTCTGGAATGATTTAATTCTTCTACACTAATCGCTACTCCTGTTGCGCCCACAACAAATTCTAAATCACATTCCCCTGCTCCTCTTATTATGGATTCACTTAAAGGAATAGTAAGTCTTGGATCAAAATCAAAACTTGAATTCCCCTCAGGAACAACAATCCCTAATTTATAATCATCTTCAACGATCATATCTCTTGTAATATCTCCTGTAAAATTACTATAAACTGAACCTGAGATATATTTGGGGGTAATAGCAGGAATGATTTGTTGTGAATTAGGAATAATTTCTAATACAACGTAAGCTGTTCCTACTGATTGGTTGTTAAATGCGAATGTAGCCATAAATAATAATATTATGGATATAAATATTACAAACTATATTGCTGTTTATATTTTTTAACCATACCTTCTCCCAAACCAAGAGTTATTATTTCTGCCTTTTTAGGTACGCCAGGTAATTTACCTTCTTCTAATGCATCTATAATTTCATCTACATTTCTGGTTTTGTAAACTTTCATTTTGGTTTTAGCATTTGAACGATTTGATGTTTTAAATACTAATACGGTTGGGTATAAATAACTTTTTTCTCTAGCCATATATTAATTGTTTTAATTCTTGTAAATTCATTATTCTTTTTTTAACAAATTCTAATTTTAATTTGTTTCTAGTGATTTTGTGATCAGGGTTAAAAATTTTACTAGTATATCTAAACCCACCACTATCATTACTTTCTTTTTTTAAAATTTCAAACTCTGATTTTTTAAAAACTGTAAATTTGTCTTCGTTCAGGTATTTATTAAAAGAGCTAGGAACCCAATGAACTAATAAATCCCAATCCTCTTTTTGATGAAAAGAACCAAATCCAACAGTAGCACCCCAATCCATAGCTTGGTTTACATTACATTTCAGTTCAATTTTAATACCATTAGCTACAATATCATGATCATTAATAATATGCCCCACAAACTTTCCCCTTAACATTTTAGCTAATTCTATTTGGTTAAGTACATTGACACTATTTTTACCCTCACTATTTAAGCTTATAATCATATCAAAAAAATCATCAATAGTTACATTTTTAAAATGATTCTTTAATGCTTTTTTATTAAAAATTTGTTTCATTGTTTTCTTTTTCACCTTGATATACCCAAATTCCTATAAGGGCTAATCCTATTAAAAATATAATTCCTATTTGTATCATTTTTTATGTTTTAATTCTAATGCTTTAATGTGTTTACAACGTCTATCTTTTGCTCTCCATGTACCTGGGCAAGTGCAAGAAAAATTTCCTGAATCTGGGTAGTATTTGGTTGTATATTCTATATCTTTTGAACTACTTATATGAGTCTCTATTATTGGCTCAGTTCGTTTTTCTTTTTTAGGTCTAATTACTTTAATATCCTCTAATGTTGTTTTAGGATGTACTTTTTGCATTGTTGGTAATATAAATTTATCACCATTGCGGTCTGTATATAAAGCTGCACTTAAATATGCATGCTCCATTTCATAGTGAAATCTTTGTACGTTTACAAATTTACCTAATCCTCTACACTTAAATGAGAATTGTGAAGTTGGACTATGAACTATCCTAGTTCTTAGATTTCCGTATTTATTTAAATTTTGAAATTTGAATAATGCCATATTAGTTAATTAATTTTTCGTATAAAAATGAGAAACATGAATATGATAAAATACCCCAAAACACAATTTGTATTATTTTTATTGTATTTAGAACAACAAAATCTAAAATTTTATAAAACAATCTACTTTTTTTCATAACCTTTATTATTTTTTTATTTACGCCGTAAATATACGAACCCTATCTCAGGTAACCAAATATTTACGCGGAAGTCTTTAAAATAGATTAAGCTAAGGAACCATTGTCTCTCGTTTTATACCTTATTTTTATTTCGGCAGGCTAATCTAAACCTGGGCGTCATCACGTTAAGTGGCTCTTATGTCCATCACCCGTCTATCCACTATAGTTAACTATACTATTTCTCATCATGTGTGGCACACTAGTCGTAGTCACTTCGACTCGTACTTTTAATATTTAGTCCAATCTAATTGGTTTATTTTATCAGTATGATATTTTTGTGCTGTCTCATATTCTTCATCTGTATACAATTCCTCACCTGTTTCTTCATCATACTCTTCAAAATTCATAGCACTTAATAAACCATCTACATCAGTTAAACCTGTAAAAAATGAACCACTACTTCGGTTAGGTAATCCATTAGTTTCTTGACTTTCAACCCACTCTATAAAAAATTCCATATTACTTGGAATACTAGATTGTTTTTGCATTGCTATTAAATCAGCTACTAAATCTTCCCAAACAGCATCAGCATTACCCATAGCTTGATGGGCTATTAATCTTTTAGCCATTTCAACATTTAAATCAAGCTCACGCTTCCACTCTTCTTCAGTGTATTTTTTCTGAGTGTAATCTTCTTTTAAAAGCTTGTTTTCAGCTAAATATTCTTTTAAATCAAAATCTTCCATTTTATTTTTTTTATTTTTGTATATAAATATTGTTAGAAAAATACTCTACCATTTTCATAAGCATCTTGTTGTGCTTGCTCCTCAGCTAATATATCATAATCTATTTCATCACAAACTATACAACCACTATTATTACATACTCCGCAATCTGTAACTACGCCTGATGTTGAAGAATGTTGCAACATTTCATTATAGATTTTATTAATTCCATCCAATCTCCTTTGAATTTCTAATTTTATTTCATTTGACATAACCTTAATTTTTTATTTATGCCGTAAATATACGAAGGAGCTCTCGCTCCTCCAAATATTTATGGGTTTCTTTTAATTTATCTTCTTTTCCCTATTGAATTGGAGTTCTAGAGTAAGCATATAACAGAATGTTTCTAAAAAGAAAGGATCTAATAGATGAAGTTCAATAATTTCTTCATCATTAAGACTATTAAATAAAAGTCTAAATTCATTACTTATCATTTTCTTTTTGAAGGAATTCTATTGCTTCTTGGATTCTAATACATTCCTCATATTGCTCTTCTTTTTCATAATTTGGAAGTGCCTTTTCTAATGTTTTTTGGAAATCCTGCCTATCTATAGTAATATCGTAAATATCTCCATCTTCTTCGCTTATAACGCTAAAAGCGTGAAGATATTTTCTTTTGCCCCTTAAGTTTTTTAATACAGTGGATACTAAAGCTTCAGAGATTTTAAAATCCATATTTTGAATCATAGATTCAAATTCTTCAACATTTTTTACTTGAAATTCTATTGCCATATTAAAATAAATCTAAAAAGTTATTATTTATCTTTTTTTCCTTCAACTTGGAAAACATTTCATCTCTTTTAAGCATTTTAGTAGCTAACCTTTCTAGGTGGTTGTTTTTTGATTTTTCAAAATCATTAACAATTTTATCATGCTTTTTTTTCTTAATTGGTTTTATTTTCTTACCTTTCTTCATCGGTAATAAATATAAAAAACCTTAATACAATACCCAAATTATTTATAAGAAACTAAGTTATAGGGATCATCATCGTCTACAGGATTTTCACCATCTAAACCTAACTCTCGTAATCTTTGTAGATGATAGTCATCTAGTTGCATGTCTACGGCTTCTGTAGTTTTGGTAACTGATAGATTGTCTTCTAGTTTTTTAATATCTCTTTCAGTAAATACTTCTCCTATAAACAAAAAATAACAATTATAGCACAAAAATTCTATGTTATTTAGATTATAATTTAATTTATTTTTATCCTTGAAATGTAATATTAAAGGTACTTTATGATCTGTTACTCTATGTTCTTGAAACCCACAATTACCACAACATTCTTCTAAATGTCCCTCAGTAATTAACCTATATTTTAATTTTTTAGGTGAAAATGAAGCAGCATCAATTTTCCCCTCTATTATGTCTAATAATGCAGGTTCTTTTCCTGTTGATTTAAGAAATTTGGGTATACCTTTACCACTTTGATTTTTATGTATTTCAAATAGAGTTTTACCCGTTTCTTCATCCACATACAGCTTCATATAACGCTTCAAATGGTGGTATGAGCAATTTAGGTATCTAGCAGCAGCCTTAACTGATTTTGTTTTATTCATCGCTGCTAGACACATATCTTTTGATATGGGTTTGGCTGCGGGCATTAATCTGTGAGTTTATCTAAACCTTTGTTTTTTTTAGATTTTTCTTTTTCTAATTTTTCAAATGCCTCAAATTGTTCTTGGGTTAAAACTTCTAGATCTACCCATGTATGGTCTCCAGATCCTCTCATTACAGTCACTCCCCTTTTAGGAGATTCAGTAGAACAATTCACACAGGTTTTGGTTCCTGGGAGTATTTCTAATCTTTTAGGTGGGATTTTAATATTACATTTAATACAATTCATTATTTCTTCAGTGTCAACTGGGGGATACATATTCATTGGGAATTTTTTATTTAAATAATTTTAATTTTTTTAGGATGTTGTATAATTGTGTTGTGGTTTTTACTGGGTATTCTTCATTGGTTATGTCATCTGTGATTCTATAGTCAAATTTGTTTGGGTTTTCTACTTCATACACCCACCAAAAAATTACTCTACATACAGATGCCCCATATAATTCTTCTAATAAATTTTCAAAAATCTGATAATGGGGGTCTTCATAACCAAATAAATCAATCCCATATTCCTCATGAACTCTTCTTGATCTTGAATTTATTTCTTTCATCATCTCTATAATGTCAATAAATCTTCTTTTTCTTTTTTTATCTATAGATTTACTACTTTCAGAAACCTTAAGATTTGACCCTGTTATAGATAATAATGATTTTTTTATTCTATCTTTCATTCAATTTCTTTTATTCTAAAAATAGTTATAAAATCTGATAAGGGGAGTTGTTTCTTTTTTGAGGCTTTTAGATAAGCTTGTTTTTCATTTTTAGCTTTTACAATCCCAACTGCTTCTTCTTCTTGATCTAAAGCATTGAAGTATTTATATTTTCTCATAACTTTTATTTTAATTAAATATAATGAAAATATCTTGGGGGATCAAATGTACTTCAAATTATTTTCGGGTTTATGTTTAATATAACTCCCCCATTTATATTTTGCGTATTCATGCCCATTTTGTTCTGCTTGTTGTCTTTTTTCTCCATTTGTAGATGCTGATGCGAAATGGTAAAAATGGCAATTATAACTCCTAACCATACTAAGTCCAGATAGTTGACATTTTAAAAAGAAATCCCAATCAGCGACCATTCCTAATTCATAATTTTCATCCCACCCTCCTACTTTAAGATAATCTAATTTTGACATAAAGATAGGAAGTGTTGAACCTGTTTTATCAATAGGAAGTCCTCTCTGTGATTCTTCATAACCCCAATAACTCTCTAAATTAAATGTTTTAGGATCACGTCCACAATCTTTAATATGAAATTGTTTAAACATACTAGGTATAGGTTCAATTTGATTTGGGGATATAACTGATCTTGGGGTATAAACTTTTTCTAATTGAATATCCCACTCTAAAGGAAATACATTATCATCATTTACAATTAATATTTTATCATGACGTGCATTCATTACTCCTAAGTTAGTTCCTCGACACAGGCCTACATTCTCTTCTAAGTTTAAAATATCTATATTATCTTTCCATTTTTCAAGAACTTCTTTATTTAAGTCATAAAAACCATCTACCACTACTATAATTTGATTTTCATCATCTTGACCTACAATTGCTGATTCTAAACATAAGTCTAAATATTCTGGGGATTTATATGTTGGTATTATTACTGATATCATAGGTGGGTTTTCCATTCATTTATTAATTCTTCTTGTTTAGTTTTATATAGTGGAGCTAACCATGCTGTTTCACCATGAGTTGAATAAGTATTTAGAGGACACATTAAGGCTTTCCCATTATCTCTTAACTCTAAAAACATTTTAAAATCATTAGGGTGGGTTCCAGACGTCCATTTTCTTAATATTTCTTCATCTTCTTTTAGATTTTTTACTGTAGAGGCAAAGGTCATTGTAGTACTATTAAACATCCCAAATAATTCAGTTTCACCTCTATATATTCTAGTTAAATATCCCCCAGTTTCATCTACTTCAGGATTACCACCTTGTTGTGGAGGAATAAATTTATCAGGATGAAGATATAAAGTAACATAAGGAGCTCCTAATTTAATCCCCTCTTCTATGATTTTTTGTGAATTTGGGAGATGGATATAATCATTTTCTATAAAATAAACTATATCATCATCATTATAAGTAAGTGCTTCATCTAATGCTAAATTAAAAGTACCAGCCCCATGTCCTACTGAAGCGTAATAAATATGATCTCTTGATTTATATTTTTGAATCATATCATTTGTTTCTTCAGATATATTATCTGCTATGATAGACCAATCAGCATCTGTAAATACTTTAGTAGCATTTGCTAAACACACCTCATTATTAATATATTCAGGTTTTACTTTATTATAACCCGCATCTGATATTCTATATATTACTTTCATATACGCTCGATTATGGTAAAACCATTGTTATTGGTAAATCTTTCTTTTAATTTCCAAATATTCTTATTTTCATCTAAAAACTCAGTAACGGCATCCCATAGTCCTTTACCCCAATCTAATTCTCCCAAAAACCCATTTTCTGAAGTTGTTGGTTCACTTTTATGTTCATATGATGTTGTATCGTGAAAACATATATACTTTCTTGCTTTAGAAGAATGTCTTTTCAATTCAGCTTTTAATTGATTATAGTGGTGCCAGGTATCAATAAACAACAAATCTGTTTCTTCAATATCAATTTCTAAAACATTAGCTTCTACAAATTTAAATTTTAACCCATAAGCATTAGCTGTATCTTCTACTTCTTTAATATTACCCCCCCATCTTGAAGGGTTATATAAATCATAGGATATTAATCCATTTTTAGGGGCTGCTGCTAACCAACCCCATGTTGATAAAACACTCCTTACCCCCATTTCGGTTATATGATCACACTCTTGACCATATTTTATTATAGTTGGGAGATGTTCATTAATGTCTGAGGGGGTTTGATATAATTGGTTAATTTTATTTTCTAAGTCTATCATACTAAGTTATTTTTATAGGTTTGGGAAAAGTAAATCTAAACATTCTTTTCCAAATTTTTCTTTTATAGTTTGAATACGTTCTTTATTTTTAGGTGTTCTCTCCATTTTTTTTCTATGTAACTCCATTGTTCTTTCTTTTTGGAAAAACCATTTATTATATTCTTCATGGTTTGGGTTATCAAAAGTGTATTGGGATATATCTAAGGCATGTCCCGGGTTTAATTTTATTGTATCATACCCCAAAGATTGGTAATGCCTCCCTATTTTATCTCCAATAAATTGATGAGGCCATTCCTTCATAGTTTGATGCCATAAACTAAACTTATCTAATCTACACCCTGCATAGAAAATAGTACTGTAATATTCTTGATTATTTAATGTTTTTCTATTTTTGAAATTTTGATCTTGTATTGTTTGATTCCCAAACCATCCAGGTTTTCTTCTCCCCAATAAACCCAAAGAACCCAAGTTTGGATATTTTTTATAAAGCTCTAAACATTCATTAAACCAATTAGGGTTGGTGGGAATCATCCAATGATCATTATCTAAAAGAAGTATATAATCAAAACTATCTTCATTAAAGTAATTTGTTAGTAAAGTCCAGGCCCCACCAACTCTTAAATTCTCCTCAGGAAATATCAACCCTAAATCATATTTTTCTTGATTTTCTTCTAACCATTCTCTTGTTCCATCTGTTGAACCATTATCACAAACTATAATTTGTGAATTTTTAGGTTTTATCTTGGAGATTGATATGATGTTTCCCTGAGTGTATTCTTTTCTTTGATATGAGACTATATATATTAGTAATTTAGGATTCATAGGTTATAATTAGTTTTGTATAGGTTATGATGAATTAAATTAGTGGTTTCAATTAATTGTTCATTTGTTAATGGATTTGAAATTATATCACATATATCTTCATACCTAATAATCTCACAATTTTCTTGAGCCCAATCCCATGTTTTATCAATAACAGTATTCCATTGAGTACAAGCTTCTTGGAGATTTATTCTATATTCCCCTCTTGTTTGACTATGTCCCCATACTTTATTTATAATACTACTAACTACATTTCTTCCATCTCGAATAATATAATAAATTTTAACATTTGGAAAAAATTCTTTTATCCACTTTAAAAACTCTATATTAATTTCTTCATTTAAAGTATGTTTTTCAAATTTATTAATTAAACCACTTTCTAATTTTTCATCTTTATATTTATTCCATTTTTGTAATTCTTGGTTATATTTAAAACAAGCTATTGTGTGTTTGTTTTCTAATGTAAAATCAATATGGAGTTGTTCTCCTATCCTTTTGGATAACATTTTAGTACCTGATCTTTCACATCCTGTTATTAACTGTTCCATATAATTACTTCTAATTTTTCTTTATTATCTATCCATTTTCTGTTTTGAAAGTATTCTCTATGATATTGAGATTCATAACAATCCATAGCTATTTCCTTTTTAAAAATATCAGTAGCTGTTAGTTTAACAGTTAATCTTAAATCACTTTTCCCTACAATGTTCCAGGGGTGACAATAACCTAAAATACATCTATCTTTAAAAGCTCTAACACATTCATTATAAATTGTTAAATGATCTTGGTGAACATCAAAACTTGATGGGCATATTATAATATCAGGATTAATTTCTTTTTTCAATTCAATTAGTTTATCTAAAACTCTTTGTCTATCAAATTCACGAACTTTAAAATCCAAAATATCTAAATTAGGTTTATCACAGAGAGAATTACAAGCTAGGGTAAATTCTTCTTTTAATTCTTCTCTACCACAATAACTAAAACATATTATATTAATTTGATTATTATGGGATAACTTATGTATCAACCCCCCACAACCTAGGGTTTCATCGTCTGTGTGTGGGGATAAAATTAAAATATTTTTATTTGTTATATTCATTCGTTTACTTTTTAGCTCCTATTGGTCTTAATTTATAAATTCCTCCCTGTGTTTGGGGTTTTTCTTGGGAAATGTTTACAAATTTAGGGTATTCACTCCATTTATGTTTAATATTTAATTCAAATAATTTAGAAATAGTTTGTTGAATTTGGTCAGGGGTTTTTAAAAGATCTTCATAAATTATAGTATAGTCAATTAAACTTCCATATTTTTTACGGTGAGATAAACAAGTATCGTATCTATTTCCACTAACATAACCATTATCGGATTTTAAAACATCTTCTCTATTCCTTAAAACATCTATTATTATAATTTCTTTGAACATTTCTAATTGTTGGGTTATAAGTGGATTAGGAAGTTCTCCTGAAAATAAAGACTGGAATCTTTTACCTACATCATATTCTGAGTTAATGAAGTCTTTGGGGGTAATTTCTTGGTAGTTATAAACATTGAGACCCTCAAAGGCATTAAATAATCTTCTAACCAAGGTTGTACCTGATTTAGCACATCCTGTTATATAAATTTTCTTATTCATAATTTATAATTTTTCATAAAATTTATTTTGTTTTTCTTGTCTATCTATTGTTTTAGGGTGATATAAACAATATTCTTCATCATGAGGTAATTGAGAAATTGTTGTATGGGCTTCTAATACTTCATGAACTTTATTTTTCCATTTTATTTTACCATTATTTTTGTAAATTCTCCATTGAAGATCAGGAAAATTAACCCATCCTTTTTCATTAACTCTCCATCTCCATTTATTAATGTGTTCTTGAGTTAATCCTTCTACAGTATTAATTCTTGGAACTAAAAAAACATCTACACTAGAATTTACCTCTAATATACTAGATAAATTTTCTAACATTGTAGGAGTAACTATTTCATCAGCATCAATCTGAAAAATATAATCTCCAGTACACATATTAGTTAATTTGTTTTTCCACTCCCCAAAATTATTTTTAAAAGGTAATCTATTAAGAACCCCTAATCGTTTTTCAACAGAAAGTAAATAATTCCAAACTTCTTCTGTACCATTAGTATGATCAAATAATACTACTATTTCATCCTCTACACGTTTATTCTCAATTAAAAAATCTAATAAACGTTGGATTTCTAAAATTTCATTACAAACCGTAATTGCATAACTTATTTTCATATGGGAAATGTATGAAAAAAATTTAAATAATCAAAATTCTTTTTTAAAATTGGGGTGAAGATGTTTGTATTCAAGTTTAACATCTTGAGATACTTTTCGTAAAAATAAAGACGGGTAGGTATCTTTTTGTTTTAAGATAATTTCAACTTCAGTAAATTCATTAGGATGTGCATTTGGATTTTCCCGAAATTTTTCAACATCTTCCATAGTTTTGAATTTTGATATATCTACCCCAAACCAAGTAGGTTTTAAATAGTCAATAATGTTTTCCTCAATTTTTGGATCATAATGTCTTATAACATTATAATAATACCATTCATCAGCAACATTAAAATTTTTCCATAAGTTTTCATGGTTATATTTATTTGCTATTTCAGCATGTTCTCTATTTAGGATCATCCACTGAGAATTTCTCATCATATTTCCCCAAGTTATTCCTAATTCTTTTGAAGGGTCACCATTTCTACAAATTTGAGTATAAGCTGCATCTTTTATTTTTATATGCTTTGGATCTTTAGGAGTTGGGGTTAATTTGGTATATAAGAAGCTTTTTCCTGCTGTTTCCTGTTGGTTAAATAGTATGTCATATATTACTTTATAGAAATGTAAAGGGATACAACTTTCAGAAACTAAAACAAATCTTTTATTAGTTGGGTCTTTTAAAGCATTTTTAATTAAAGCATTGGTTGCCGTTAATAAATTACTATCCCCCCATTCTGTATGAATATGTTCTGGGATTTGGTGGTCAATTAAAAATTGTTGGTTTAATTTATCTCTTTCTTTAGTGTGGGCATATACATTACACTTTCCATTCCCATCAGATAAAAAGTCATACCACAATTGGGGTTGTTTTAAATTATTTCTAGTTAAAAATAAAAAGGCTATTTTATCTTCATTATTTTTTTCGAAAGTAATTGTTTTATCAAATTTAACATCTATAAAGGGGGAAAAATTACTTTTGGAATGTTCTATTTGTTGAATCTTATTTTTAACAATACCAAGTATCCTTGGTTTGTGAATATTGAAATTATTTTTTTTACAATATTCTAAAAATAATTCTTTTCTTTTAGAAGAATTTTCTAATTTGGAAAATTCTCGAGAATTTGTTTTAGAATTAGTTATATCATTATTAGGCCAATACTTTTCAGAAATATCTTTATATTGTAATTGAAAAGATTCTACTGTAGTATTTTTTATTTTCTCTTTTGTTTTTAATTTTCCTGGGGGGTTTATACATTGAATATTATCTATTATCGCAAATTTTTTAAGGTTTTTAATATCTTCAACCCCATTAGCTACCATGTAAATGTAATCAACCCCAAAACTTACTAGTTTAGGATCATATATTTCCATAAACTTATTAATAGAATCTTTAGTCATCAAACAACTATTGTTTTCTACAAAATTGGTATATCTTAAAAAATAATTGGGGTTTGAGGTATTAATATCCCACCCTATTTCACTCCCTAAGGCAAAAGATGGTTGGCATATTTTTAAATTACATTCTAAAGATAACTTAAACATTTTGTTTATATCTTCTGTGGTAATTATAATATCATCATCTAAAAAGAAAATTCTATCATACTCTTGTATTTTATCATAATTGGTGGTGTATAGGTGGTGGAAATTTTGCCACTTATCACCTTTTCTTTTTTCTATGTAATCTACTTTTTTAGAATATTTTATAAAATTTTTTTCTTCACTTCCATAATATATAACAAAAACATCATATTCACGGTCTTTACCTAACCAAGTATTATCAAAATTAGTATTGTCCCCTACTGAGGAAAATATTAGGTTTTTCATTTTCATATTTCTTCTATTATTGTGATTTCACCCCCAACATTTAAATCTAATAAACTTTCTTTAGATTCACAAGTTATGTCATTAAAACTACAACCCCATTCCATTAATTTTTTAAACATAAAATCTTCCCAATCTATCTCTCCATTTAACTCCTTAGGAATCCAGTAAACAATTTCATCACCATTATCATACATTTTATTTATTTTTTCAATGCAGGGGTATTTTGGTTTAATCATATTATGGTTAAAGTTACTTTCTAAATCTGATAGAATAAAAGTTATACTAGTTATATTTATAAATACTTTCACTAAATATTGGGTTAGATATTATTATAAATATCCCTTTTACTCCATAAAGTGTCATAATAGGTTTTTGAATTCATTGGTATTTTACTATCAGGATATAGTAAATTTGATAATTCTTTACTTTTTGTTTTTATTAATTTTTTTTTGGTTTTAATACTACTCAAATGGTAATCTCCATCTTGAAATAAAGATATTCTATAATCTAGATAATAATTTTTAATTTTGTGGATATTATGTAAAATATCTCCAAATAAAATAGGTCCTGTGGGATGGAGTGGAGATTCACCGTAAAATCGATTTTTGACATTATTAACTATTTGTGTTATACTAACACTATAGATTAATAAATAAGGGACCGTAGCCATAAATGATATCTGTATTCCACTTCTTTTACATTCTCGCCTATATCTATCCTGAACTAATATTAAATTATCTTTTTTATTATCAAGTATTTCTGAGAGAGGAATAAGATATTCATGCAATATATCACCATACACCCCCCCTCTTTTATAAAGAATACAATATCTAAATAAATCAGCTTTATATGCTCCTGGTTTTAAGGAATCAAAAGCCATAAGTACATCTTGGTGAAAATTATTTTTTATAAATTCTCTACATCTAGTATTACTGTAATATTCAATTTTATATTCTGGGTTGTTTTCTAATGTTTTATTAAAAAGGTTTTGAATCTCTTTAGGTAAATCTTTTTCTTCCCATTTTCCTGTTTTATATAAAATTTTAGGTATCATAAAAAACGTCTTGCTATCTTGTTGTAAGTAGTATTTTTTGTTTTAATATCTTCTATAGTTAGATTATTTAAATAGCCCCATGATACAGATTCCCACAAATGGTGACAATATGCTTTTTTTAAATCATGTTCTTCTTCAAATAACATTTTTATACCCACTTTATCCCAAATTGGAAAATGAAAACTTTTAAAATTTTCAATGTATAACTTATCTGGGTGTTGTGATGATAAATATAAAGGTAAATATACTGAGTGTTCATCCCAATAAGCATAATTTTCACCTCCTCCTTTATTTAAATTTTCACTTAAAGGTTTAGCTCTAAAAGTAGAATAACTATTATACCAAATATCTAAAAATTCACTCTCAGAAGTAGACATTATAACAGCATTACATAACCCTTGTATTTGTTTATAATTGGGGGAAATTTGTTGACCTATAACAAATTTATTATTTAATAGTGGGGTAAAAGGTTTGACACAAATAGTATCTATATCCATGTAAATACCTCCTTTATCTTTTAAAGCCTCTAGTCTAATTATATCTGCTTTATGGGCAACATGATATAAAGGATTACTAAATATCTCTGTTGGGGGATTTACCTTAACAAGTTCTAATTTATCTTGTATCTTTCTAAACCACTCTGTTTCAGGAAGGTATTGATAATAAAAATAAACTTTATCTGGATTGTTTACTTCTATAGCCGATTTAAGGGCTAAATAGTGAGATAAATTAAAAGGTTTACCCCCAAAATCTTTACTTAACCCAAATATAAAATGAAATATATTTGGTATCATACTTATAATTATTCAGGGAGAACCCCTATGTATGAAAGAGCTTCCATATAATCTTTTTCCACAAATTGTTTCATTGTAGACATATCCATTCTATGTTCATAATACTCTCCTTTTTTACCAGGTTTAGGATATTTTTCTTTTTCTTCTTCTTTTATCTCCACGGATTTAACAGCAGCCCATTTCCAATTATTAACGGTGGAGCCATTAGCAAATACCATCCCCTGAGATGGGAGATTAATTGTTGAAGGGAACCATATTTGACCTTCTTCATCCTCAAATTTTAAATCTTTATATAATTCTGGGAGAAATTCCATTTGTTCTTTTAAAATTAATTCTCCTTCTTTCATTAAGGAATTAGATTGGAACCCACACCCGTAACAGAAATAATTACTTATTTCTTGGTTTACTTCAGTTACATAACAGGCATCTGATCCACATCGAGTACATATTTCTAGTTTATCTGAATTCATAATTTTATTATTTGGATTAATTCTATATTATACTTTTTGAAGTTTGGGTAAGTTTAATTTAGGAAGATCCTGTGGTTTGGTTTTCAGGTTAGAATTAAGTTTAGGAAGTTGTAATTTTACCTCTTTTGGGAATGATGGAATATTTTCAGTAAAAATTAAATCTAATTTTTCTTTCATTTTATCAAAACTAAAATTTTCTTTACAATAGTTTCCTTGTTGTTTTGCTTTATGGATATACTTTTTATAGTTCTTATAAGTATCTTTTAAAGATTTACCTAAAGACATAGTATCTACATCAAACCACTTTGCCCCCTCTACAAACCAATTATTTCTTGCACTTGGGTGCATGTCTCCCAAAGTACCTGGGAGTAGTATACTCATATCAGGTTTTAAGAAATCTGTATGACCTGACCAACCTGTGGTAATAATTGGTTTTTTGGTTTGGGTAAATTCAAGTAATGGTCTTCCAAAACCTTCCCCCTTGGTTAAACTAACCATGGCTTTAACCTTATTATGGTTATATAACTCATTTATTTCTTGATCAGAAAAATCACCATGGAGTAAGTAAACATTAGGACATTTACCTTTTATGGTGTTTTTTACATCTTGTATCTTCTTCAAAGTTCTTTCTCTATCCATATAAGACACAGTCCCATGGCTAGTTTTTAAAATCAAAGCAGGTTGTTGTTGTTTATTTTTAAAGGTCTCACAAAATGATTTAATAAGTAACCCCACATTTTTCCTGTCATGTCCAAAATCCCCTTGTATCCAGTGTCCTACAAATAAATAACAAAATGATTCTTTAATATTAGATAAATCTAAAGTAGATTTAACAGGTTTATAGGTATCTAAATTTAACCCTTCAAACAATACCTCTGTTTTGGTATTCAATTCAATATTACTTACAACTTGTTTAGTATTTTTATCAGCTTTTTGAAATTTACAATCTTTTAATACTCTTATAGTATGTTCTGAAGATCCTACTACTAAGTTCATCCTGTTACACCCCTCAATCCATTCAGCTGGGCATAAAGTGGTTTCTATTCCAGCTGTCATTCCAATGTTATATTTTCCTTGGGGCATGAACTCATTTGGAATTGTAAGTTGTATCCAAATTTCAGGTTGTGGATATTTTTGGTTAGGTTGGGGATAGAATAGATGTTTATTTAGAAATTTCCACTCTGAATGATCTTCAATAAATCCCCAAGGGGTGTTACCCCATCTTTGGGGTAATATTTTTACATCATACTTATCTAACTCTATAATAGCTTTTGCTACATCTCTACCTCTTGAACCATATCCTGAGTATGTGTCTATAGGGCAACTTAATATTAATGTTGGTTTGCTCATTTTAATAAACTAAATTATGTGTTTGTACTTTTTTAATATCTATATTAGTGTTAATTAATTCATATTTTTCTCTTGGTTCCCAAGTATCAAATAATTCATCTAAAGCTTCTATTACTCTTTTCCCTTGATGGGATGATGTAAACCCAGCTTCATCACTTAAAGCCCATTCTCTACCCTTCAAACCTACTTCATCCCTCTTTTGAGGAGACATATCATATATTTCTCTGATTCTTTTAGCTGCATCTTCTGCTTTACATCTATCATCAAAAATGTAAGGAGTAACTGGAGATCCCTGAATTGACCTATTTGTGGGGTAAACTGGAAAGGCCCATTCCCCATGGTTTTTATATTTTCCTGTATGGTTTGATGGTAATTCTGGGGTTGGTTCAAACCATTTTCCATTTTCATCTTCAAATCTCATTTGATCCTGCATTCCACCTGTAACATTAGCTATAATTGGGGTTCCAGCTAACATTGCTTCTGTCAATGTTAACCCCCATCCTTCATTTGAAGTTAGTAGAATTTGGGCATCTGCTAAGTTATACAACCTATTTAAATCTCCAACAGAAAGCTTATTTGTTGAAAAAACAATGGCTTTTGGATAATCTTTGCTAAATAATAATTCCTCAACTGTAATTAAGTCTGTACCAGCTTCATGAGATACTTCAGTATGAAGTACAAATCTACACTTATCCGCTTTTTCTTTAGGTAAAGAATCCAAGAAGATTTTAAAAGCAAACATTGTATCTGGGATTTGTTTTCTTCTAATATTCCTAGAATTAAAAAATAACATAAAATCTACTTCTTCATCTTTAAATACCTTAGATTTAAAATTTTCTAATTCTTCTGAGTGTGGTGGTATGGGGAAATATTTATTGTGGTTTAATCCATGGGGCACATATTTTATAACTTTATCCTCAGCTTTATCCCCCAAAACAATCTTATTAATATTTACGGTTTGTTTTGAAATTCCCAATAGGGCATCACATGACTCATAAAACGCTTTATTATATAAGGGGGCAGGGTAATCATCCCAAATATTAAGGTAAACAATTGGAATTTGTTTCCTAATTTCTCCCTCCATTTCAAATAACCACATAAAATATCTAGGATCTGTAATTATAAAAATAGCATCTGGTTTTTCTAGTTTAATAAGTTGTCTTACTAAATCAGGATTTCCATAACCATCAGTAGGATATAGAAGGACACTAGAATCGGTAATTCCTGATTCTTTATTTGTATCTTGACTTATATCAAATCTTTTACCCTTATCTGGGTGTTTAATAGCTCCTGCTATTTGAACCCAATTAAAGTGTTGGCAAGTATGTATAACTATTTCTTTTGCTACAGTGGCTACTCCTGATGGGACTCTTATATCATCGCATATCAAAAGTATTTTTTTTCTTTCACTAGGTGGAAGATATTTAAAACTTTTATCCATTATTTTTTTATTTATAAATCTAGGTTTGTTTGATTATTAATTTGTTTTCTAAATTCCTCATCTGTAAGATACAAATAAATTGCACGATCGGCAAGTTTTTGGAAAGAAAATTTTCTTTTAACACATTCAATTTTGAAATTTTCAAATAAATCACTTTTAACTTTTACACTAGTTAAGGTCATTTTTTTCTTTTCAGTCATTTTTATTTATTTTGTTAATAATATATAAATATATGCAGATTCAAAGGGATACACCCACATTGCATAAACTTTTATCATTTTTATAAGGACAGAAACCACAATTCCACTTAGATGGGTTTGGTAACATTTCCTTAGTTGTATATTCGTTTTGGGTAAAACATTCACCCATAAATTCTTCTAACGCTTTAGTTGCTCTACTTATTTTAATTTTACCCGATGGGGGAGAGTACATTTGGAATCGTTTTTGTGGGTAATCCCCACCAGTATAAATTTTTCTTCTTGTTATAAAAAACTCAACATCTATATTTTCCTTAGGCACATCAAACTGTTCCGCAAAGAATTTTTTGTATAAAATAAGTTGGAATTGTTTATCTTCATCTTTTTTGACATAATCTAATTTCCAACCATTAGTAGAAGTTTTAATATCTATTATTTTGAATTTATTGGTTCCTTCATGATACATTACAATATCAAGATAACCTATAAACAAAACGTTAGGATTATAATGTAAAGGAGGTATTGTGATGGGGGTTTCTATTCCTACTAAATGCCAACCACGTTTTGTAAAATATTTACCTCTATGTTTTTTTAAATAATTTAATATTTTAACTCCATCTTGATAAAATTCACTTAATTCACCTGGGTTTGAAAAATGTTGATTATTATTTTTATTATATTCTTCTTTATAATGTTCCCTAAGTTGGTCCTTTAATATCTCTAAAATATCTTCTCTATCAGCTGCTGCAGCACTTTTTTCATACATTACCTTAATATAATGTTGAAATGCTTCATGTAATGCTTTTCCAAATACAGTATGGATACTAGGTGTGTAAACTTTATAACCATCCCTATACTGCAACGCCCATTGTTTAGGGCATTTTTTCCACATTGAATATTGGGAATATGAGATATTCTTTTGAAAAGCATAATTAACTTCTCTTTTGGGAGTTTGTTGTATCTCCTTTACTATCGTAGGAATTTTAGGCATTTATTTTTTCCATTTGTCACGCCCAACTAGTAAACCAATTATACCATAATTGGCTACATCTAGAAACGTGTCTTCCATTCCTTCACCTTTAACAAAATTTTTACCATTTACCAATAGATTTCTTAATCTGGATACTTTATCAGTTAATCTAATTGCTAGTCCAGTTAATGAAAATTTTTTATCATTTTCTTTAGTTAAATCTCCTCCTAATGAAATGTTTTGTAAACCATAGTCCATATGTTTACGAGCAAATGTTGTATACATTTCATCTTGAATCTTTAAAAATTCTTTAGCCAATTCAGGATACTCTTCTTCAAAAATATGTTGTATTTCAAGATTTTGTTGAGATACGGCTTTCCACTTTTCTGCTTTATCAAGTTTTCTTGATTCTACTAAATCTTCAATAAATTGATCTTTCATTTAAATAACTTTTTAATTTCTTTATCTTCTAAACTCATTTTTTGTAAAATTTGAGTAATTACTTTTTTATCCATTATGTTAATATACGAAAGGGCTTCCCGAGATCCAACCTCAAAATAAGAAGATATATACTCTACTAATTCTTTATTGGGTTGTTTATTTTTGGTTTTAATATATTGTAACCAAACTTTACGTTTTGGTATCATTTCTTTATAGAAATTGTATATTTCTTTTTTATTATTTGGCATTAAACTCTGCGCATAATCAGCGACTTCAACGTAATATGGGCTCATACTTACAAATCTATGCACCATGTATGAATTAAAATTATCCCAATCTTTATCCGTAAACTCTTTAACAGGTGTTTTGTAAAGAGTTATGTGTTGGAGCCAATCAAATATGTTTTTTGTCTTATTTTTTAATTCCATATCTTGAAAATCTAAACCATAATCTTTCATGAAAATAATATAAAAGCATTTTGGTAAACAATTCTATTGAACCTATAGTAAACCCTATTTTCACACTTCCAGTTATTAAGTAAGATAATAAAATAGTATCCAAAGTTCCAACTATTCTCCAAGTAATAGTTTTTAAAAAATGTCTTTTTCTACTAACCTTGCTGGGTGAGTTTAGGGTGGTAAATAGTTTTGATAAAATATTCATTAAATAGAGATATCTTTATACTCTTCTCTTAATTCTTTAGGTAAAGAATCAGGTATGATTTTTTTAGTTTCTAAATCATAGAATACAGGTATTGGAAGCATTGCATCTTCATCAGTTCCAGCTACAAATTTTGATACTTTCCTTAATACAAAAGCTTGACCAAATAAATATCCTCCATCAAATCCTTCTATTGCTGTGGTATTTTTAAAATCTATGTTAATACCTTGTTGTTGTGGGTTGTTCATATTTTATTTTTTATTTTATTATATAATTATAGATTGTTATTAAGCAATCTTTGTCTAATTGGTTATATTTTAAATACTTGTCTTTCCATTCTTGAGATTTTTCACCATTATAATTAGGCCAACTTCCATCAAGATATGCTTGCCATCTAAAACCTTCTCTCGCTTCATAATTTTCTACTTCTTCCCAAGTTACAGTTTTATCACCTAATAAAAGTCTACACAGATAATTTTCTTTTTCACAGTAACTTAACATTAATTTTGTATATAATTTTCTTAATAGAGGATTATAATCAGTAGGTAGAGTATAAATTTCCCAACATGATAGATGGAATGCGAAACCAGGCCAATATGCCATTGTTAATTGTTTTTGAAACCAATTATGTTTCTGTTTAATATCATAATGTACTCTAGAAGTGTAGTCATTGTTATTTATTTTATTTCTTTTAAACCCGTTTATTTTTGCAATAAGTTTATTGAGAATGATAGCTACGGACTTTTCTACTAAACCTAAACCACATGTTAAATTAGTAAAAAACTTATAATGTTTAGTGTTAGTTAAAGTTTTAACCCATGCCCACATTCCGGGACCCATTATAAATCTTCTTGAAAGTTTATATGGTAAATGGCTAGCTATTTCATTTAATTCTTCATAGTCATTATTTACTTTCAAAGCAGCTAGAGACATAATTGTTTGATCTCTCGATACATCATCTTCTCCATATCTTCCAGTATGTCTTGATGCTTGATACCATTTCTTTTTGAAGTGGTGATTCTCCCCAAACGCACGATAACATTCTAAGATACCTTCTTTCATTAAAGGTTCTTTCCATGTTATATAGGCTAATCCTGTTCTCCAAAGACAATCCCCTTCTCCAACATTTAAAGCCCCATCTTTTTTTGCCCATTCCCAGGCATGTTCACACATCATTTTAGTTTTTGTGTCAAAAAATTTTTTAGCTACTATTTTTTTACCTGGTTTAAAAGTACTCATATTACTTGTGGTTTTTTAATTTCTATTATTTTTGCTAATGCACTTGCTATATTAATTTCTTTATCTATTCTAAAGTTTGAATGGTATTGGTGCTCATTCAAGATCATTGCCACACTACCTTCTCTACCTACTGCATATTCAGAGGCATAATCAAATAATGCTCTATATAGCCCTTCAAAGTCTTTAACACCCGAATCTGCTATTATTTGTCTTAATTTTCTATAATCTGTTTTCTTATTTTTTAGCTCCGCTATAATTTGTTTTGTATAGTTAGATGATACCATAATTGATTCATCTACCTTTAATTTACCATCCTTAATTGATAATTGAATGGTGTTTAACATTTTTCGTATATCCGGATAATGGGTGTTAACTATGTTAACGAGAAAGTCTACATTCCATCCTTTTCCTATCTCATTTATTAGGATTTTATTTAAATGTTTTGCTACCTCTTTTTTACTTGGTGGAATTATTTTTAGTACCTGACATCTTGATTGTAATGGGTCTATTACCCTTTCTATAAAATTGCACGTCATAATAAAACGTGTGGTTCTTGAAAATGTTTCTATTACATTTCTTAAAGACGCTTGCGCTTGAATTGTGAGGAAATCTGCCTCGTCGAGTATGACAACTTTAATCTGTCGAAACGAAGCAGTACTTGAGAAGTTGGTGACTTTATCCCTAATAGTTTCGATCCCACGTTCATCACTAGCGTTAATGTATAAGTAATCGCAGTCCAAATTATTAACAATGAGTTTAGCAAGAGTAGTTTTACCTGTACCAGCAGGTCCGTAGAAAATAAAGTTTTGAATGTCATCTTGATCTAAATATTTTTGTATTTGAGTTTTAATATGGTTATTACCTACATATTCATCAAGAGTGTTAGAACGATATTTTTCAACTAATAATGTGTGATCTTTCATTTTTTTATTTTATAACCATAATCTGTGAAAATTTCATCTCCTTTTTTAATATCTTTGAGTGCAAAAAAAGCAAAACAATCTTGATAATTTCTGGTGATGTGAACTCTTTCTTCATTAATTTTTTTTGAATAGGAGTTTTTTATATCAGGGGTTGTCCAAAATGCGTTTACCCCAGAGGGGTTACTATTATACATTGAAGCATACCCAAGAACTATACTAAAAAATTGCTTCTTTTTATCTTGATAAAATCTGTAGTGGGGGAGGATTTTAGTATAAGTTCTAATAGCAGGAAATGAAATATAACGGCATTCTTCTAACAATTCCCCTCTTTTAATATCACCAGTAGCAAACACCCCAAACCCACTATTTGGGATTGTTGATGTTTTTATCTCTAATTTTCCGCAATTATATAATCTATCCATTTTTTAATATTCATCTCCATAAATGTTGTACTTCTTTATAGGTTCAGGTTTAACTTCTTCTTCAGTATAATGTATAGCATACAATTTACTTCCAATAGGATCTAACCTATATTCACCTTTGAAGTTAGTAACATCTAGGTATGCTTCCAAAGTATCTGTTAAATTTTTATAAACAACATTTTTTGTATCATCTACCAAAGTCCACCTGTCTCCAGGTGGTACTCTAGTAGCAATTAACTCATTTCTTTCTACAGCTTTTGTTTTCATATTTCTTCTTTAATCATTGTGAATATAAAACAAATTAATATAAATGATAATTTTAAAATCATACTACATCATGCCCATCATAGTTGGGTCTATTTCGGATTGTGAGGTTTCTTTTGGTTTATCCACTATAGTACATTCTGTTAATAGAATTGTTCCTGCAATTGAAGCTGCATTTTGTAAAGCATTTCTAGTAACTTTAAATGGATCTATAATACCTGCTTCTTTTAAATTAGTTTCTTCTTCAGTTTTAATATTATACCCTACCCAATCTAAATCTTCTACTAATACAGATATATGTTTAGCATTTTCTTCGGTATAGCCCGCATTAGTTAAAATTTGTGAAAATGGTTTTCTACATGCTTTTTGAACAATATTTACACCAAATTCAAAGTCTTTATTTCCACTAATTTCTAATCCTGAAACTGCACCTAATAAAGCAACTCCACCACCTGGAAGTATTCCTTCTTCAATGGCTGCTTTTGTAGCATTAAGAGCATCATCTACTCTATCTTTTTTCTCATTCATTTCAGTTTCAGTATTTCCACCTACATGAACAATTGCTACTCCACCAACAAATTTAGCCATTCTATCTTGTAGTCTTTCCATCTCAAATGGTGTTTGGGCATTTTCAATTTGAGTGGCTAATTCTTCTACTCTTTGAGAAATTGCTTCTTCACTACCTTTACCATCTACAATTGTTGTTTTTTCTTTAGTAATAGTAGCTACTCTAGCTTCACCAAACCATTCCCAACTAAACTTTTCAAGCTTCATTCCTTTTTCTTTAGAAAATACTTGACCACCTGTTAATGTAGCTATATCTTCTAATACTAATTTTTGTCTATCTCCAAAATCAGGAGCCTTAACAGCACACACCTTTAATGTACCTCTCATTTTATTTACAATAAGAGTAGCTAAAGCTTCACTATCTATATCCTTAGCAATAATTAAAAGTGATTTATTAGTGTTTGATACTCCTTCTAATATTGGGAGTAATTCTTTTACCTGTGTAAAGGTATGATCTGCTACTAATACATAAACTTCATTTAAAGTTGAAGTCATATTATTATTATTAGTAACAAAATATGGGGATTTAAACCCTCTATCAAACTGCATTCCTTCAACAGTTTCTAAATATGTTTCTCCTGTTTTAGATTCTTCAATATGAACAACTCCTTCTCTACCTACTTTTTCCATAGCTCTAGAGATAAGTTTTCCTACTGTTTCATCATTGTTAGCTGAAATTGTAGCAATTTGTTCTAATTGTTCAGGAGAAGAGATATCTTCATTTATGCTTCTTAATTGGGTAATAACTTGCTCTACAGCAGCATCTATACCTCTTTTAATATCTACAGCATTTGCCCCATCATCTAAAGCTGATAAGCCTGCTTTAACCATTTCTCTAGCTAATAAAGTAGAGGTAGTTGTACCATCTCCTGCATTATCCGCTGTTTTAATAGCTGCTTGTTTAAGCATTTGAACTCCTAATTCTTGAATAGGGTCTTCTAATGAAATATTTTTTGCTACTGTTACCCCGTCTTTTGTTGATTGAGGGTAATCATTTGGTTTAGAAATTACTACATTTCTACCATTGGGACCTAATGTTGATACCACAGCGTTTGCTATAGTATCTATTCCTTCTACTAATTGTTTTCTAGCTTCAGGGCCAAATTCTATAATTTTACTCATTTTCTATAATTTTTTGAATGTCTTTTATTTCTTCTGGTGTAACTTCTGTTTCAGCTAAAATACCTTCTACTTTAACTTCTTTTTTAACTCTAGCCAATATTTGATTTTCTTGGCCAATATAATACTCGTCTCCTTTATGTTCTAATTTAGTGAACCCAATTGTAGGTAAAATAACTGTATCTCCTATTTTGATTTCTGTTTCTATAAAACCAACTCCAGCTACATGCCTTCCAGGTCCTACAGCTACTACTGTACCATGTTCATTTCGGTCTTTACCTAAATCAGGTACTACAATTGATCCGTAAGTTGCTTCTTCTTCTTCTTGAGGTTTAACAATAACGGCATCGAATAATGCTTCTAATTCTGTCATAACGTTTTTTTAATGTTTATTGTAATATAATAAAAATATCTCAATAAGCAAACCTAGGATGCGATTTTCTTACTTAATTTTTATTGATAATGGTTTTGTTACTACATGAGGAGAATATGGAACTGTAACTGTTAATAATCCATTCTCCATTTTAGCATCTGCTTCAGATAATCTAAATTTACTAGCTACTTTGTAGCCAAAACTAAATGATCTTTTTGCTATACCTGAGTAATGGTATTCTCTATCATTACTATCATTTTCAGGTTTTGTATAACTAACTTTTAAAATGTCTC